CAATCTCAATGGAAGTGGAACATACCTAGCCTTGCACGTAGAGTAGAGGGAATTAGTGGTGGACATCTTATTATAGTTGGTGCCCGTCCTAATACAGGTAAGACTAGCTTTCACGCATCAACGATAGCCGCACCTGATGGGTTCGCATCTCAAGGTGCTAAGTGCTTGATACTGTGTAATGAAGAAGCCTATGAACGAGTAGGGGCACGTTATCTCAGTGCCGCATCATCTCTATCTATGGAAGAGGTCAAGGGTAACTATGCCTTAGCCGCATCAAGGTATGAACCAGTACGTGAGCAAATAGAACTCTATGACAGTACAGGTAAGGATATGTCATGGGTTGAGGCTATCATCAAAGCATACAAGCCTGACATTGTTGTGTTAGATATGGGTGATAAGTTTGCTGTAAAGAGTAGTGACAAGTCAGATGTTTACCTTAAGAACGCTGCAATACATGCACGTAACATAGCTAAGCAATACAACTGTGCTATCATATGGATGTCTCAGCTATCAGCAGATGCAGAAGGTAAGATCAATGTAGATCAATCTATGCTTGAAGGTTCTAAGACAGGTAAGGCGGCAGAAGCTGACCTGATGGTACTTATATCTAAGAATCCTGTACTGGAACAGACAGAGGATGATGCTGTAGATTCTCAGAGGTACTTGATCTTAGCTAAGAATAAGCTTAAGGGTGGATGGCATGGCAAAGTTACATGCGAATTAGACGGAGCTAGGGCGCAGTACTTAGCATAGAAAGGAGTAGACTATGGAATTAGTTCTTGATGTAGAGAACACAGTCACACACAGAGGTGGCAAGATGCACCTCGATCCTTTTGAGGCAAGCAATAAGCTTGTACAGGTAGGCATACAAGAAGTTAGATCAGGTAAGCAAGACATATATAACTTTGACCACTTAGAGGCTAATGATTCGGAGGGTCATCAGGCTAAGGCACTACAAAGTAAGTTGGACGATACAACTGTATTGATAGTTCATAATGGACAGCATGACATGCCTTGGCTATGGGAGAGTGGATTTACATATACAGGCGACATATATGATACCATGTTAGGTGAGTATGTATTGATGAGAGGCAACCATATAGAGATGACATATACTGGTGCTTTTAAGAAGAAGTCACTGAGCTTAGGTGAGTGTGCCATAAGGCGTAAGCTAGATTGCCAGAAGGATGACACCCTAAAGAGATACTTTAAGGAAGGTTACAACACTAATGAGATACCATTAAAGGAACTTACATACTATCTAGAGTGTGACCTATCAACGACACGAGACTTATACATAGATCAGCTGAGTGACTACGCTAAGCCGGAAAGTGAGTCTCTTATCAATATTAGAGATATAACATTTAAGGTATGCCTGTGCCTATCTCGTATGTATTCTTCTGGTATCAAGGTAGACCTAGATGCTCTTGACTCTGTGCGTAAGGAGTTTGAGAAAGAGAAGGTAGACATAGAAGGGCGTCTACAGACTAAGGTGCGTAAGCTTATGGGAGATACTCCTATCAATCTTAACAGCCCAGCGCAGATGTCTGAGGTAGTGTACAGTAAACGTGTTAACAATAAGAAAGAATGGGTAATACTATTCGAACACACCAAGACAGACAAAGAGTATAGAGATGCAGTCAATGCTAACAGTACACAAGTACGTAGGACTACAGCTTTTACATGCCCTGATTGTAATGGTATTGGTAGTGTCCATCGCATCAAGAAGGATGGAACAAAGTTTGCTAGGGCGAACAAGTGTAAACCATGTGAGGCAAGAGGATATCAACTCAAGAAGACCAACGAGTTAGCAGGGCTAGGCTTTATGCCACCTAGCAAACAGTGGGTAAGCGCTAATGGTTTTAGTACAGGCAAGGATAACTTAGACAAACTTATGTCTACAGCTAAGTCTAATGGCATGGATAGTGCAGTAGATTTTCTTGGGGATCTTAAACGTCTATCAGCTATCAGTAGCTACCTCTCTAGTTTTGTTGAAGGCATATCTGTATATACGAAACATGATGGGGTGCTACACGTTGCTCTCACTCAGCACATTACCAGTACTGGTAGATTTTCCGGACGTAACCCTAACATGCAGAACATGCCAAGAGGTGGTACGTTTCCTGTTAAGAAGGTGTTTGTTTCTCGTTGGGATGGTGGGAAAATCATGGAGGCAGACTTTGCTCAGCTAGAATTTCGTGTTGCAGCATTTTTATCTCAAGATTATACAGCCATGAAAGAGATAGCCACAGGTTTTGACGTACACAGTTACACTGCTAGGATTATCACAGAAGCAGGTCAACCTACCTCTAGGCAAGATGCTAAGGCACACACCTTTGCCCCTCTCTTCGGGGCTACAGGGTACGGTAGAAGTCCTTCTGAGGCGTCGTACTACAAACACTTCATTAAGAAGTACACAGGTATAGCGGCATGGCACAAGAAGCTAGGAGATGAGGCTATACGCTTTCAAAAGATTACTAACGTAGGCGGTAGGCAGTATGCCTTTCCTAACACAGAGAGAAGACCTAATGGTATGCCTACCAACTTTACAATGATAAAGAATTACCCTGTCCAAGGATTTGCAACAGGAGATGTTGTACCTGTAGTATTACTAGAGCTAGAGAGTAGGTTACAATCTATGCGCTCACTTGTAGTCAACTCTGTGCATGACTCAATGGTGATTGACATACATCCCTATGAAGAAGCTCAGGTTATAGCTATTATAAATACCTTGAACATGGACTTGAACGATATCATCTATGAATACTACAAAGTTAAGATGAACGTACCTCTACTTTTAGAGGCTAAAATAGGCCCGAATTGGCTTGACACAATAGACGTATAGAGGTATAACTTACCTTCCCTAGAAACCTCATAAATAAAGGAATATAATATGAGTAATGAAGTAACAATAGCCGTAGAAGGTATGTCCCTAGCAGAAGCAATGGGAATTAGTACATCCGGCGGATCACAATCAACACTCGCTCGTGTAGCGCAAGTACACCAAGCTTTGACAGTTACCGATGAAGAAGGTGACGAGCATATCAAAGTACCTGTTGGTGCCTATAAGGTAACCATGCCTGACGGAGAGATTGTATACAGTAAGACAATAACTATTCGTTTGTTCTCACAACGGCAACAGTGGCAACGATACGATAAACCAGCAAATACGATGCATAAGACATTACTACATGCTAACCTTAATGTTGATCTAAAAGACACTACAGGTAAGTTTAATCTTGGGCGTCCATCAGGTTACATTAAAGACTTTGAATCATTGCCGGAATCAATGAAGGGAATCATCCGTAGTGTTAAGCGTGTCAAAGTAATCCTTGGTATGGTGTCATTAGATAAAGCTACAGACGAATTAGGCAATGTATTGAAGGACTATAATGAAGAGATGCCCTTTGTAATGGATGTTCGTAATAATGAATCTATAAAGGCTATTGATTCGGCTATTTCACAGATTATAGCTAGGAAGCTAACACCTATCGAGCATACTATTAAATTAGGAAATGATAAGCGTGAACTAGCATCAGGTAGTAAGTATGCCATCATTGTACCATCACTAGGTGGTAAAGTTTCTTATGGAACAGGCGATAGTGAAACACTGCGTTCTTTCCTTGATTGGGTTACAAGTACTAACAACTACATAGAAAGTAAGTTTGATGAGATGTCATCAGAATCTATATCTCCAGAAGATGCCGCACTAGTAGGCTCTATAGTAGAAGTTAAAGAGTTTGTTGAATGATCCACCCTGCTGAAATATCTGTACACTCCTTCCTGCGATCTGCTATAGAAGGTAAAGCAAGTATGAGCGAGGAAGTAATACAGCAAGTAGCCACTGATGTGGCTGCTGCACTCAACAAGCAGTTCAATAGTGGGCCTCGTGACAAATTCCGTTTACGTATGTCTAATATTGGGCGTCCTAGATGTCAGCTATGGTTTGCTAAGAATGATCCTGACCATGACTGTGAGAAACCTACATCGTTCATGCTGAACATGTTAATGGGTGACTGGACTGAGGCTATCTTTAAAGGGGTGCTACGTGCCGCTGGGGTATCCTTTGATGACAACGCAGATGTCACGCTACAGGTGGGTGACACCACCATAAAAGGCGAGTATGACATGGTTCTGGATGGCGCTATGGATGATGTAAAATCTACAACACCATACGGGTATGATCAAAAGTTTTCTAGTTTTGAAGATCTAAGTAGAAAAGATGACTTTGGTTATGTAGCACAACTCATAGGTTACGCTAAAGCTGCTAACAAAAAAGTAGGTGGCTGGTGGGTAATCAACAAAGTCAATGGTGAATTTAAGTATGTATCAGCAGAGACAGCTAACGTTGATGAAGTAATGCAATCCATAAAGGGTACTGTTGACTATATTAATAATGATGAGCCTTTTAAACGATGTTTTGAGGCTGTACCTGAGACTTTTAGAAAGAAACCTAGTGGTAACATGAAGCTAAGCATGACGTGCAGCTGGTGTGACCATAGAAAAAAGTGCTGGCCTGAATTGCAAGAGATTGATTCAAAGGTATATACAGGCGGCAAAGCTCCACCTCAAGTAAAATATGTTTATTTAAAGGAAGAAAACTAATGGCTATAATAACTCTTGAAGAAACAGAGTATGAAACAGACGACATGTCTAAAGAAGCGCAGGATGTAGTAAAGATTGTTGAAACTAACCAACAGGCCTCTACCATACTGAACCATACCTTACAGTGTGTTAACGCTATAGGTAGCATGAAGCTAAAAGAACTTAAGACTTTATTGGGTGATACAAAAGATGGCAAAGAACTATAAGCGAAAGCATAGTGCCAGTAAATATAGGAGCGGCCTTGAAGATGAGGCCGTTCTCTTTCTTACTAAGCGGCAGAAGAAAGTTCGTTACGAAAAGCTCAAGATAGAGTGGGAAGATTTAAAGTATCGCACATACACGCCTGACTTTGAATTAGATAACGGTATTATAATTGAAACAAAAGGATTATTCACAGCTGATGATCGCCGCAAGCACCTTGAAATAGCTAGGCAACATCCAGATATAGACATTAGGTTTGTATTTAGTAATGCTAAGTCTAAGTTAAACAAAGGTGCTAAGTCTAGATACTACGAGTGGTGCGATAAGAATGGTTTCTTATGGGCACATAGGGTTATACCAGAAGAATGGCTTAAAGAGTCAGGTAAATGCACTAAGTTAGATCGTATTGAAATTAAGACAGATAAGTTACACCACTGCACAGAGAGGAAATAGTATGCCATATGAATTAGGTGATGACGAAATTGCACTTGTAATACGCCCATCAGATTACCAACTAACACAAGAAGAGTGGTTAGGGAAGATCCAAACTGGCATAGCTGTCGGTGATAACTTTGATTTACCTGATGATGTACTGAGTGATCTGATACATGTAGCCACCTTATGTACATCTTTATTAGAAATTATGAATGAGGATGATGACCTGTATGAACGTGTCATGGAACACAGGCATAATATCTTGTTAGAAGAGATAGGAAAGCATGAAGAACCTTTACAAAGTAAGTCTGGTGAGGTAATACAATTTAACGCTTTTACTAAAACAAGAGGTAACGCATGAACAAATATGATTCCGTTGAACGCCCAGCACATTACAATCAAGGCGGAATAGAATGTATAGACTATATTAAGCAAGTGCTAGGCTTAGATGGATTCATTGCTTATTGTCATGGCAACATGATCAAGTATCAACATAGATATAGATACAAGAACAACCCTGTAGAAGACATGGCAAAAGCAGAGTGGTATCTAAAAAGAATGAATGAAGTACTAAAGGAGAAACACAAATGAGCAAAAAGACTTTTGGTGTTACCTTTTCTATTGTTGTAGTCGAAGACAATAACATATTAGGTTCGTATGAGATTGCACACCCAGAAGACGTACATGATTTAATACTAGATACTTTCTATGATATAGATGATGTGAAGATAAACAATGTAGTAGTAAAGGAAAAAGAGTGATAACATCTTTTAGAGAGTATCAAAATAAAGCAGTAAGCTTTGCGGTATAC